AAACCTGATTTCCGGTCTGACGCTAGAAAAATGCCGCGCTCGCGCCTCCCGCATGGGAAGGTCGCCAGGAAGGACCCCTCTCGGAATTCGTCGACCGGTGAAGCCAGAAAAAAGCTGACCACCCGCAGGTGGTCAGGAAAACCTTCCGTTGCGGAAGGTCAGGGAGGTTGGTCGTCGGGTCGACGGTAGCGAAATCCTACGCCAAATCCGGCTTGGATGTTGCACGGCCAATTCGCCGAAAAATGCCCGGAAGCCTTAAACGGCGGACATTCTCGGCAAGCATTGCTCTCCTTGGCTCTCCAGTTGAGAGTGTCTTGCCACAGGCATGGTGCGATCGCCATTGAGGTGGCCGGCGACAATCTGGAGCGCCTTCTGCCACCGTCGCCAAGCGGTTGTCCGGTCACACCCGATACGCCGGCAGATGTCCTTCCACTCATACTGCTTGGCCCGCATCCAGACCAGATGCCTCTGCTCCACCTCCAGCCACTGCACCCATCGCATCGCCTCCATCATCCTGTCGATGGCCTCGGGTGTTGGCGGCAAGGGGCGGTACTCGTAATCCTGGGCGGCCATCGTTTCCCACTCTTTGCGGGCAAATGCAGGCCAGACGTTGAAGTAGCCCTGCACCCTGACCGGAGGCAGTCGCCGTCCCGTCTCGGCCGCCTCGAAGAAGCGAGCGGCCACATCATCCAACGTCCATTCAGCCATGACGCCGCCCCCCGTAGAGCCGTTCGCCGATGCGGCGAATGAACTCCTTCTCGATGAAATCCAGGCGTTCGTCCTGCTCGGACACCACCAGGATGTGCTGCTCGTGCCAACCGCTCACCTTGATGGCTTCCAGATCGGTGGCCTGCGGTTGCAGACGACCCAGTGGGCATCGGTAGTGTTGTACCGGAATCTTCATCTCACACCTCCTGCGTCTCGATGGCCCAGTGCAGCAGGGCCAGTGCATCCGCCTCGTTGTCGTCATGAGGTGCATGGCCCCGTGCCGTGGCCGCAGCCACCATGTCAGGCTTGCCAGCGTTGCCCTTGCCGGTGGCGTGTTTCTTGATGGTTCCCACTGGCACGCCCTGGTAGGGGATGCCGTGGTGTTCGCACCAGGCCGTGAGGGTGGCCATAAAGCCGCCATAAGCGTGTGCGGCATCGACGCCAGCATGGCGGCGTACCTCCTCGAAATAGACGGCCTCGATGCCCTCGCTACTCTGCTTGATCTCGGTGAGCCACTTGCGGAAGCGCAGGTAACGCATGCCGCCGCCTTCGAATCGCTGCGGCTTGAAGGCCTCGGTATCGCTGATGACTTGGCCATCTTTGAGGCGGATGGCCCAGCCGGTGTTCGTGCCCAGATCAAGGGCCAGGATCGTCGTGTTCATCGGTTGCTCCAGTTCGGCTGGTGACCGATGGTGGCCGGATTGCCGGTTATCTATTTCACGTGCGCGCACGTGTACGGGTCAATCAGCAAGCAGGTCACCATCGGTCACCGTTATGGTTCAGTCGGGGTCGGTGTAGTGCTGGTTGTAGGCTTTGGGCCTGAGCATCAGCCCTTTGAGTGCCTTGGCCCCGCTATGCATGCGGGTCTTCTCGAAGTTGCGGGCAATGAGCAGTTCGGCGAACCGTTTGATGGATCCCACGAATTCGCCGGCCTTTTCCGCCCATTCCCGCCAGTCGGCATAGAGATCAGCCGAGAGCGTCCTGGCATCCGGATACAGACTGCATCGCTCATCGAGCCATTGCCCCAGGGCGTCCTCGGCTTCGAAATACTCCTCGGTTGCAGAAACCACACTGGCTGGCGCCTTGATGCCTTGCTGCTGCCAGGCGAGACAGCCCTCCACCGCCCAGGCCAGAATGCCGTCGCGCTCTTTCAACAGCTTCTCGGTGAGCTTGCCGTCCCGCTTTGCCGGGGGGATGGTGACCGTGAAGGGGATGAGGTGAAGACGGCGTTTCATAGCCTCATCCACGTTGCGGATGGACGGCTTGTGGTTGCCGGCAATGACCAGCTTGAACTGCGGCGCGTACTCGAAGAAGTCCTGGCGCATGAAGCGCGCCGATACCTTGTCGCCCCCGGTGATGGATTTCACCTTGGATTCGTTCCAGCGCCGCCCCTGTTCGGTTTCGATGCTGGACACAAAGCGTGCACCGCGCAGCCCGGCCAAGTCGGTGGGGTGCCGATCGGAACGCGATTCCATGAAGGTTTCCATCGGCGCGTTGGCCGCGTAGTCACCCAGAATGGTGGCGATGACGTTCACGAACACGCTCTTGCCGTTGGCACCCGTGCCATAGAGGAAGAACAGCGCATGTTCGGTGGTCACTCCCGTCAGCCAGTAGCCCACGGCGACTTGCAGGTAGGCGACCAGTTCGGCATCGTGTCCGGTCACTTCCTGCAGGAATGCGCGCCAGGTAGGGCAATCCCCCTTGGGCGTGGCCGTCGTGATCTTGGTCATCCGGTCAGACCGGCAGTGCTGCCGTATCTGGCCAGTACGCAGATCGACCACGCCACCAGGGGTGTTGAGCGCCAGCACGTCTGCATCCCACTCCTCGGCCCTCGATGCATGCTTCGGGTCGCAGCGCGCGATTTTTTCCACTGCAGAAATGGTGGCTGAACTCGCGAGCTTGCCCTTCAGCCTGGGGCTGCCCGCGCGCAGGGAAGCCGCTCGACAAATGCCACGGGCGAGATGGGACACGAACAGCACCTGGTCATGATTCCAGCGCACCTCCACCCAGACCAGCCACTTGCCCCACTGCGCGCAGTAACGCCAATCCTCGCCATACCGGCGTGTGAACGCGGCGGCCAGCCCATCCTCCGTGCTCCAATCGACGTCGGCGAGCAGATCGGGTGGAGGCGACTCCTCAATGTCGGCCTCGACCGGCAGGCGTTCGCCCGCGACCAGAAACCCGGCCACGTCGAATCCCCCCTGGATGGCGTCAGCCGCATCCCAGCCTTCCGGCTTGTCTGTTGGCGGAACCAGAATCACGCAGGACACCGCCCCCGCCGCGAGGATTGCCTGGGAGGCCCGGTCCGCGTAGTCCCAGCCAGGGCGGTCGCGGTCTGGCCAGATCAGCACCGTTTTGCCTGCCAATGGAGACCAATCGGTTTTCTCCACCGGCGCGTTCGCACCATGCATCGCCGTGGTGGCCGTGACGCCCGCGTCGACCAGCGCCTGGGCGCATTTCTCGCCTTCAACCAGGACCACCGTCTGCGACAGCCGCATGCCAGGCTGGTTGTAGAGGGGACGTGGTTCAGGCGGGGCCATCCTGCGCCGCTTTGCGTCCCACGGCCGGAACTCCTTCTTGCCTCCGGGCGGGTCGTAACGGTAGACGACTGCGATCAGATGGCTATCGGCGTCACGGTAGTCCCACTTGGCCGTGGCCGGGCCAAGCTCGTCGATGGCTGCCTCTTTCTTGGTCTTGCGGACCGGCAGCGATCGGGAGCGTCCTACCAGATCAGCAGCATCCCGCAGCACGCGGTCGAAATCAGTACGGACGTCTAGCCCGAAATGTCCGGCGATGAGGTCGAAAACATCGCCCCCCTGGCCGGTCGCGCGATCTGTCCAGAGTCCGGCCTTCTCGCTGGTGAGCACGACCTCGAGGCTGTCGCCCGGGCTGCCGAGGATGTCGCCGATGGTGAACTTGCCGCGACGCTTCTTGCCAGCCGGAAACAGGGTGTTGAGCACGGACTCCAGGTTTGCGAGAAGGGCGGCCCGTATTTCCTCGCGCTCGGCCTCGGGATTGCGCTCTGTCGGTTCGGGAATGAGGTTGAAGTCGATCACATGGACTCTCCCAGGATGCCCAACCGCACAACCGCGAGATCTTTACTCCGGCCTGGATTGCGCAGCCTCGTCAGTGCCTTCATCTCGATCTGCCGGATACGCTCACGGGTGCATCCCTTGGCCTTTGCCATTTCCTCAAGATGCATGGGCTGGCAACCGATGCCGTAGCGCATCCGAAGAATTTCCGCCTCACGCGCTGGGATCGTGTCGAGCAGGTCATCGACGGCCTGGATGGCTTCACGCTGCTCAATCAGGGCGGCCGGATCAATGCAACCTGCTGGTCTCGCGAGCAATTCCTGAACGCCGGCTCTCGACAGCTCTAGCTCTGCGGCATTGGTCGTCAACGGATAGCGCTGCTCCTCCGACCACAGATCGTCGGGCAGGCGGTTGAAGAACACACAGATCCTTTCCGCACAGGGCCTAAGGTCGCCGTTTTCATCAAACGGCGTGCGTTTGAGGTTGAGGTAGGGCAGGAGATGGCCGGTGTAGCTGATGCCTGCAAGGCGGGCGAAGATTTGGCCGGGTTGATGCCCGGCCTGCTCGATGGCGCGCAACAGACGGGCGTTCCGGACCTTGATGTGGACGCGATAGTCACTCATCGTCGCCTCCAGTCACTGGTTCCGGGTCGCTGCCGGGCCTGGCGGCATGTTGCCTGTTCCACGCCTCCAGCTCCGAGAGCCGGAAACGCACCAGGCGCGACAGCAGGTAGTGCGGAATGCGCTTGGCTGTGCGCATCTTCGGATTGGCGAACCAGTAGTACGGCAGCCGCAAGGCGTAACTTGCCTGACGGGCATCGATCATCGGTTCCTGCTCGAATTGAGTGCTCTGGGATGGGGAGTGCGCGTTCATGATTGGCTCCAGCAGCGGTCTTGCCAGGCGCACATGCGGCATTCGAAGTGCGCGCGGTCGGCGAATGAGCGCGGCAGCAGTTCTCCGGCCTCAGTGGCGGTGATCAACTTCACCGCGCGATCCGACATGCGCTGGGCAAGACCCGCGTCAAAAGGCACGAGCTCGGCGTAAATCTCCATCGTGTCGGCGTTCACCGCCGTGAAGATGGCCGGGTGCTCGTGCAACTCCAGATAGGCTTGGTAGAGGGCGACCTGGGCGGCATAGATGGGCTTGGCCACAGCGAGGTGGTTTTTCTCCAGATCGCGCCAGGACTTCGACCCCAGGCATTTGTTTTCCCAGAGGGCCGGATAGGAGAAGCCCTCGGGGCCGCCGACGATGACGCCGTCGATGTGCCCCTGGAGCCTGCCGTCCACTGCCGCGAAACCGTACTGCTCGCCATCGTCGTTTCGAGTGCGCAAGTCGAATCCGGCAAGACGGAGCCAGTCGACCATCATGTCCTCGGTGATATGGCCGCGCTCGAAGATGCGCAGCATGCGCCCCTCGGTTTCTCGGCTGGGATCAACTGGTGCCTGCGCGTATTCATACTGGAGGGCGCGATCACACGATGCCCCAAGCCGGGAAGCACCCAGGTAGGTGCGCCCTGCCTCCCTTGCCCTGGCAGCCTGCATGCCGGCGTCGACCAGAGAGGTGAGACGACCCGAAAGCGATGCTGATGAATTGAAATTCAGCATGCCTTCTCCTCCCACGGCAGATCATCTTCCAGATCTGCAAAGGGGCCCGCTGACTCGGCACGCGCTTGGGCCTTGCCCATTACCTCCAGATACGTGGTGACGATGGCGTTGACCACCGCCAAGGCCTCAGCCTCGCTGTAGTGGCCCAGGGGCTTGTCGAAGCCGATCTCACCGGCCGCCTCGCCGAAGGGGCGCAAGCAGGCCTTCATGGCCGCTGTTTCCATTGCGCTCGGATCAATCATGAACGCCTCCTCCCGCCCGGGTCCCCTGTTTTTCCAGGAACCATAGAGGGCATGGAAGGCGTCCTGACACCGGCGTGAGCAGAAGACCCAATCGAGCGGAGCGGATCGGCGATCTCCTGGCTTGAACCGGGTATCGAGGTGACCGAATCCCCGCGCGGGCCGATTGCATATCCAACATCGCATTCGCCCTCCCCATCACTGCGCCCAGACCGGCTTGGATATCTGCGGTGCGCGTGGCGCGGCCACTGCCGGTGCAGACGTCGTGGCGGTCGCTACTTGGCCGGTGCAAGCCATGATCGCTTGGTATTGGGCATGATCCGGCTCGATGATCTGCTTGATCACATTGCGCTGATCGCCCCGATCGTCCTTCTCCACGGCAACCTGGATCGCGAACTCCAGACCGTCCAGGTCGCCGAAGTCGTTGATGCAGCGGGCAGCAACCGCACGCGGGGTGTTGTCGTCGGGATGGATGCCCCGCGCGCTGTTCAACATGGCACGGATCATGGCGCGTCCCATGTCACCCCAGGTTTTGCCCTTTGAGCTCCACAAACCGACGAGTCCAAAGAATTTCCGCTTGTGGAATTCACCGCACACCACGGTGTATTCGCAGTTGAGATAAATAGCCCCGGTGCGCTCAGACTGGGTGGGCGAGCCATCGATCCAGCCCTGGGCCGGATCGCTGTACGCGCCAGGCCGGAGCGTCTGCCGGATTTTGAGCAATGAACGGTCCGGAATCGGGCTGAAGCCGTCGTTCTGGCGGGGGGCGTCGTTGTAATCGAAGGGCATGGTGAAATCTCCTGTATTCAGTTCGTGGCTTGCCCGAGGCACTTGGCGATCAGGTTGCCGAGATGGGGTTCTTCAGTGGGATCGAGGCGACCAGAACGGTCTTTGGCAGGCAGGCCCAGCAGGTTGTCCTGCCTGGTGATGAGCACACGTTTCGCACCTGAAGGGCTAGGCTGCATCGACATCGTGGCGATGACGTCAACTACCCCGAGGAACTCGGCGGTTGTCTTGCTGCCCTCCATCTGCAGTTCGTAGCTCTTCTCGTTTTTCTCGCCGACCTTCTCGTTGAGGATCACGGTGTAGATGACATGCCGGTTCTGCATGTGCTGCAGGATGGTGATGGCGTTGACCATCTCGTTGGCTAGCAGGCCATACGCCCCACGGATGTCAGGTTTGCCGGTTTTCTCGCTGATAGCCTGCGGCTGGGTTTTGCACCAGGCGAAGCACAGCCGCGAGAGCGCCGACAAGCTGTCGATGAATACGTACTCGTAACGGTCGATCAGAGTCATGTCGCCCTGGTCGTCGCAGAGCATCCGATATTTCTCCTCCGAGTACGCATCGCCTGCCGCAGCCGTGGCGCACGGCCCGGCCAGCAACGTCACCAGATTGCGGAACTGCGGCCATGTCGCGGGACGGAAAGCGTCACCGCCGGCATCGATCACGGAGAGGTCGCCATCCTCGATTTCGATATGCAGCGTTCGATCCGCCGGCAACGTCCTGATCAGGGTGGTCTTGCCGATGCCCGGCACGCCCACGACCCCGACCTTGAGCGTGCGTTTGCGTTTCAGCCGTTCCTCGGCGCGGATGAATGGGAATGCCATCACGCCACCTCCCGCAGCCGCTCCACCACCTCGGGCTTCCACAGAATCTGGTAGCCGGCGTGGCCGTTCCGGGAGTAAGGCACCGCTTCAGCATAGGTCTGGCCAGGCTCGGTCAATTCCCACTCGCCCCGGTCATTCTTGAATTGCAGGCCCATGTCACGCAGGCGCAGATTGACCGCCTTGGCGGCAAGCCCACCCAACTGATCGCCGATCTGGGACGGATTCAGGCTGCCGATGGGTTCATTGGCAGGCGGCAGCGCGCGGCGCAAAGGCTCGATAGTGAGACCGGTGTTTTCCTGGATGCAGGCAAGAGTCGCCGCCATCGCGATGCCAGGCTTAACGCCAGGTACCCTGGTTACCGCCTCGCCCAGTTGGATGATGGCGGCCACACGGTCCTGCGTAGGGTTCGGCAGCGCGCAGGCTGTATTGGGCGCGTGGTAGGCGCCCGTCTTGCGAATGCTGGGCAGAACCTCGTGCGTGACCCACTTCTTGAACCGTTTCGCCCCTGGCTTGCGGCTGGTCAGGATCAGGTTGTAGAGGCCGAACTCATTGATCGCGACCATTTCCTGCTGGCCACCGGGGGTCTGCACAGTACGCAGACCCTTTTCGTCATCATCAAGGCGGCGGGTCTGTTCCGTGCTGATCGTCAGCGCCGCGCAGACATCCGCCGCGATGAACCAGGGCTCGCCGTTGCCCTCAACGATCATGCGCACGTTGTGCGACTCGAAGTCATAAGTGACGAGTTCATTCATTTCGTCACCTCTTCGGCAATCTGGCTGATGGGGGCGGCACCCAGCGCGCCATGCTTACGGGCCTGGGCGTAGAGGGCCTCCAGCGCGTCACGGCGGCAGGCAATGGCGACGTTTTCCGCTTTCAACGTCTCGATGGCGAAGGCGATCTCATCCAGGGATGCCTCCAGCAGAGGCTTGGCGACGAGATTGCCGTAGCGGTCGAGGTAGATGACCTGTTCCGGCAGGAATTCGCCGCGATAGGAACCGAGTTGGCGGCGAAGGTTTTCAAACATGGGATGGGTGCTCATTCGGAGGTCTCCTGAACGAAGGCCAGACGGAAGGACGCCTTGCCGGGTTTGACGATGCGTGCCGGGGCGAACTGCTCCTTGAGTGCCGGCGGCCAGTTGGTAAAGCGCGATTCCGAAACCGAGATGTCGACGTCCATGTAGTCCTGGACGCGTTCGCCGGCGGCAACGATGCGTTCGGCGATGGCCGCCAGCCGCGCCTGATCCCAGGTGACGCGTTTCGGCAAGTCATAGGTCACTCGCAGGGGGCCGTCGGACAGGTGGGTCACGCCAAAATCACGCCCCGAGTCGCGCAAGCCGGCACGGGCCTGGTCGCCATAGCGTTGCTCCAGGGCGGCGGTGAAGCGTTCGCGTGCCTGCTTCACCCAGGTCAGAAGTTCGCCGAGGGTGATGTCCAGTTCCTGGAGCCGGTGTTCCGGCAAGGCAGCGATCTGGCCGACGGACAACTCGCCGATGTCGGCGGGAAAGTGCATGAGTTCGCTCATCGCAGCCTCCTCACGCGTAGGCACGGGCGGAAGTCGAGCAGCGTGAGACGCGCCGCTCGAAGGCCTCGACCTCGGAGATGAGATAGGTCACCCGGGCACCCAGCTTGCAAAATGGGCATCCGAGGTTGTCTTGACGCCACCGGCGAAGGGTCTTGACGGACAGACCCCATCGGGCTGCCAGTTCGTATTCATCAAGGGCGATGCGTTGCGTACCGCCCTTGACGTCCGGGCGGACTGGCCGCCCGTTTGCTGCTGAAGGGGATTGATTTCGCATTTCGATGTGCCTCCTGTTCAAAAAGGGCACATCGCAGTTTCCGCACCGATTTATGGACGGTGCATGGATGGATTTATGGACGACTTATGGATTTCGCCGCAGGCGGTACTTTCCGTGGCTGATACGTTCGAAGAAGTCCGTCCACTTGAGCCTATCCCAGGCGAATGCATCGTCGAACGACGTGTAGCCGGTGTTGGCGTTCAGGTTGGCCTCGGCCCATGAATTGATGGGCGGCGGCGCGCCGTCCTGACCCCACATCGCCTTGATGAGCTTGAGGCGTTCGTCAGACAGCGTCTTTGCCTCGGCGAAGTGCGGGAGCTTTAGAAGATTGCCGCGCAGGTACTGCGCCTGCTCATCCCCGCCGGACGGTGAGGCAAGGCTGCGCAGTACCCTGCCGAAGGCGGTAGCCTCGAAGTGATCATCGCCGTCCACAGTTCGGACGAACTCTGACAGTGCTCGCGCCTCATGTCTGCCGGGAAGAGGTAAGTCCGGCTTCTGGTGTATCACCACCACGCCGGGCCTGGCCCAAACCGGATCGGCGAGAACCGAAGTCACTTTTTGGATCGGGGCGGCCTTCCACTGCCGGGCGACGAACACAGGGGCAAGCTCTGTACCGCCGACATCGATTCCACCCAGATGCCATAGGTGGCCTGGCACGCGCTCGCGCTGCTGGGACAGGTGCCGGGACTCGATGCCGATCAGCTTGGCCAGGTCTTCCATCCAGATTCCCACGCAGAACTGGTACAAGGCGATTTCCGCCAGCGGTCGCGTCAAGATGCGGGAATGGTATTGCGGGCTGCGATAGCTGTAGGTGTCGGCGTCTTCTTCAATTTTGACTTCCACCTCCGTCTCAGAGTCCAGGAACGACACCATCTTGTGGCTGAGATACGTGTTCGTGCTGCACAGCCAGCGGCGGCGCGTGAAGTCCTCTCCCCGCTTTCCGAGTTGGAAGGGGCGGACAAGCCGCGAGAGGTCGCATGACTGCTCCAGCGCGGCCAAGTATGCGGCGTAGGTGGACTGGACGATGGTCATCAGAATCGGCGCGCCAAGCCGAGTTTCTCGAGCTGGGCCATGACGAGTTTACGGTCGTCTTCGGTCTTGCTCCGGTCATTTAGACCGTTGGGCGCGGTGATTTGCACCGCCACGTTGTGGGCCTTGCGGTGCGGCTGCTTGCCGATACGCATCGCCAGCTTGAGTTGCGCAGGTACATAGCCGCTCAAGTCCGGGTTGCGGTAGTCCTGACGGGCCACTTCGTAGATGTTGCGGTCATCCCGCCGATCGCGACAGATGGTCATGGTGCTCCTCAGTTCCCGGAGTATCTCCCGGTCGTTCGCCTCATCCTTGACCTGCTGCTGGCGCTGATGCGCAACCTTAATCTGCAGGATGCCGATGTTATCGATGCCCTCCATCCGGTCGCTGACGAGTTTTGCCAGTATTGCGGGAGAGGTGAAGGCGGACAGATCGAACTCGATCATGGGCAGGTCATTGATCTCACCGTCGGTCGCGAGGACGACGTCCCGGAAGATCGCCGCCAGGTCGCGACGAATTTCCTTGTCATCGCTGAACACGCTGAGCGCGCCTGTGGCTGGCTCGCGGGAGAACCGGATCGACAGCGTACCCATGTCGTCGTGGGAAATTTCCTCTCCGTGCTTGATCTTCTGGTAGTGCACTTCTGCGCCGTTGAACCTGACCATCAATGTGTCCAGCACTTCCTTGGCAGGTTCATCGTCATTGCTTTCATCATGCCTGTGCACATGCCCCAGATCGCGGCGGCTGAATTGCTCGATGATGACGTCCTCGCGGGGCGCATTCGGGTAAAGGAGCAGAATCCTGTCCTTGAGCCGTTCCTTCAACTCGTCATCCAGTTTCGGCGTCGCGCCCACAGGGCCACGGTAGTGACTGGAGTACGCCTCACTCTTCCACTGCCGGTTCATGACCTGTACCCGTTCAGCATGGTCGAACCGTTTCTCCCTCTGGCTATGCTTATCCGGGTACTCCTGTTCGAGATACAGATACAACGCCCTGCCATGCACATCGCCGTGCCGTCCGAGCACCGCCGCATCCCTAGTATCCTCATTGTTGAGCAAGGACAGCACGGCCTGCTTGCCATACTCGTCATAAAGCAGTTCGACGCGTTCGGCGATGCGCTCCAGCCGTTGCTTGGTGATGGCCGACGCCGTCGCGACAAGAGTGAAGAGGGGTTTCCGCACAGCTGGGGGAAGTACGCCTTTTGCCTTCTCCATCTGCTTCGCAAGGTCATCCTCGATGGTCACACCTTCGTTTCTGAGCAGTCTGCGGATGAGCGAGATGTTCTTGATCTTCCGCGCCAACCACACGAAATGCTCCATATCAGGCAGCAGATCTGGAGCCTGGTCGGAGGCTGCTTGAGAAGCGTCTGTGGCAGACTGCACTGGATCCGCCATTTGAGTGGCCGGTGAGAGGGCGTCCTGGACGTCATCCAGGGGCTGAGACTGATTTACGATGTCGAGGTCATTCCGACTCCTTTTACACGTTGCGCGTTACGCGAACGCGCAACGCTCCCTGACAAAAAACGCCGGCTTGGGGCCGGCTGCTTACTGTCGGGTTAACGATCATGGTGTCTGGCCCCACCCCTGAAGATGAAAGAGACTTGGTGGTGGAAGGTGTCAGGTAGAGGTCGTGATAGTTTTTGGCGGCTC